ATATGGGAATTAAACAACAAACAAATAATCCTAAAGGTAGACCAGCAGGTAGCCCTAATAAATCTACAGCAATGGCTCGTGAGGCTATCGCTAAATTCGTTGATGGTAACTCAGACAAGCTACAAGGTTGGCTTGATGAAATTGCAGCTAATGAGAAGTATGGCCCTAAAGTAGCTTTCGATTGCTTTATGCAAGTAGCTGAGTATCATGTGCCTAAACTAGCTAGAGTCGAACAAGTTGGCGATGCTGAGAAACCTATTGTCCATATCTTTAAATGGAAGGACTAACCGAAGTTGTCCATGAGTTTGATTATAAAGCTCGTGACGCTTTCTTAGACTTTCATTATCGTAAGGAACGCTGGGCAGTATTATGCTGTCATCGTAGGGCAGGCAAGACAGTGGCTGTTATCTGCGACACAATCCGTAGGGCAATAAGCGAAAACAAACCTGACGGCAGGTACGCTTATATAGCACCTTACTACGCACAGGCTAAAAACATTGCTTGGGATTATCTTTTAAGGTACGCTGAACCTGCTATTGTTAAGGCTAATCAATCAGAACTATGGGTGGAACTTATAAATGGAACAAAAATTAGACTTTTTGGTGCTGATAATCCTGATAATCTTAGGGGTTTATATCTTGATGGAGTGGTTCTAGACGAGTATGCTGACATGAAACCTCGACTTTGGGGTGAGATTGTTAGACCATTGCTTACAGATCGCCAAGGCTGGGCTACATTTATTGGTACTCCTAAAGGTCATAACTCATTTTATGATATTTACAACGAAGCTCAAAAGAACCCTAGTTGGTACACCAAAATACTCAGAGCTGACCAGTCAGGACTAATCCCACAAAACGAACTATTAGATGCACAGCAGTCAATGTCATCCAATCAGTACGAACAAGAATTCTTAGTATCATTCGAGGCTGCCATTATTGGTGCTTATTATGGGCAAGAGCTTCGTAGAATCACCGACTTGAACCGTATTACCGATATAGAGTACGATCCGATGTTCCCCTGTCATACCGTTTGGGACTTAGGTTTCAATGATTCGACAGCGATTATATGGTTTCAGGTAGTCTTTGGTGAGATAAGAATCCTCGATCATCACTCATCTAATGGTCAGCCTATCCCATTTTATGTAGGATTACTTCAACAAAAAGAAGAAGAATTTGGGTACAAATATGGTACTCATTGGCTACCTCATGACGCTCGTGCAAAAACACTAGCAAGTAACGGAAGAAGCATAATCGAGCAAATTTCTGCAAAAATTGACATAAAACATCTAAAAATCGTACCAAATCTGTCAATTCAAGACGGAATACAGGCAACAAGGCTTGCATTAACTCGCACTTGGTTTGATAATAAGACAGAAGAACTCATTGAATGTTTGCGTCAATATCAAAGGGAATGGGATGATGATAAAAAAATATTTAGGGATCGCCCAAAACACGATTGGACTAGCCATTCAGCAGACGCAATGCGCTATCTCAGTATCGTTTGGCAAGATGAGGATAGCCCTATCCTTAAAGATACAAGAGTTAAAGGACTTCGTGTCGGGGAAACAGACGTAACGCTTAATGAAATGTGGAAAGAAACACCAAAAATAACGCACCGTAGGATATAAAGATGGATCATACATACGAAGATTGGTACAACTGTATTGCCCAGTACGAAAGAACTTATAAGGATTGGGAAAGCCGTAGCGATAGAATCGTCAAGCGGTATCGTGATGATCAACGCTCAAGAAACAACCCCAACGCTAAGTTCAATATTTTATGGTCAAACGTACAAACCATTACTCCTGCCATCTTTGCTAGGCTTCCTAGACCTGATGTAAGCCGTAGATTTAGAGATAATGACCCAGTTGGTAGGGTAGCCTCAATGATGCTTGAACGTGCCTTAGAGTACGAAATTGAGCATTATGGTGACTACAATTCAGCCATGAAATCAGCAGTTCTTGATCGATTATTGGGTGGTCGTGGTACGTCTTGGGTACGTTATGAACCTCATATTACAGGCAGTAAGACTGAAGATGAACCTGATGATGGATGGGAAATTACCGAAGATATTGACGAAGCTGAAACCGAAGGCGGTATGCATCGTGAAGATCAAGAACGCATTGAAAGTGAATGCGCTCCAGTCGATTATTGTGCATGGCGAGATTTCGGTCATACGGTTGCTAGGACTTGGGAAGAAGTAACTGCCGTATGGAGAAAAGTATATCTTGGCAGACCTGCCCTTGTTGAACGCTTTGGTGAAGAACTAGGCGGTAAGATTCCTTTAGATACTAAGCCTGAAACAACTAAGTCATTTAACGAAAAGATGGGTGAAGGCTCAAGTGAAGCCTGTATCTACGAGATTTGGGATAAGACAACTGGTGAAGTGATTTGGCTATCAAAGTCGATGGGTAAAATCCTCGACACTAAACCCGATCCATTACAACTAGAAAACTTTTGGCCTTGTCCTAAACCACTTTACGCAACAATTACTACAGACTCATTGATACCTGTACCTGATTTTGCTCTATACCAAGATCAAGCTAGACAGTTAGATACACTTGCAGACCGTATAGATGGCTTTATACAGGCTCTTAAAGTGCGTGGAGTGTATGATGCATCTGAACCTAGCTTACAGCGTCTATTTACTGAAGGTGAGAACAATACATTGCTTCCGATTAAGAACTGGGGTGCATTTGCTGAGAAACAGGGTATGGCAGGAGCTATTAATCTTGTCGATATAACCCCAATTGCCTCAGCTTTACAGTCATCGTATACTGCGATGGATCAGGTTAAAGGCCAAATCTACGAGATTATGGGCATTGCTGATATTCAGAGGGGTCAAACCGACCCTAATGAAACTTTAGGCGCACAGATTATCAAGTCTAACAACGCTTCAGGTCGATTAAAGACGATGCAACACGATGTGGTTAACTTTGCGACTACCTTGTTATCAATAAAAGCTCAGATTATCTGTAATCACTTTACCGAAGATACTATCTTAAAGATTTCAGGTGCAAATCAACTATCTGATGCCGATAAACAGTATATTCCTCAAGCATTAGCCCTGTTAAAAGATGAGCCAGCTAAAAACTTCCGTATTGAAGTAACTTCAGATTCCATGATTTATCAGGATGAACAGGCTGAAAAACAGAATCGCATGGAATTCTTGTCGGCTATTGGTCAGTTTATGCAACAAGTTATTCCTGCTGCTCAAGCTGTACCTGAGATGACTCCGATGTTGATGGAAATGGTTAAGTTTGCCGTTACAGCCTATAAAGCTGGTAAGGGACTTGAAGGAATTATTGACGAAACTGCCGATAAGTTTAGGGAACAAGCTAAACAGGCTGAGGGTCAACCTAAACCACCATCTATTGAACAACAGAAACTTCAGGGTCAGATGCAACTTGAACAGGCTAAGATGCAAGCTAATGCACAACAAGCGCAACAAGCTGCACAATTTGAACAACAAAAAATTCAGATGCAAATGGAGTTGGAGAAGGCTAAACAAACTTACCAAGCACAGGAAAATCAGCTTAAATTCCAATTGGAAGATCAACGTAACCGTCAACAAGCCGAGATGGATTTGAAGGTTGCCCAGATGAAGATGATGACTGAACGCAATACTCAGGTCTTACTCGCACACATTAATAACGGTGCTAAGATTGAAGTAGCTCGGATTGGTGCAGATGAATCCAATGGTCAAATGGCATATATGAGTGAAGAAGATATGGCTGAGTCAATGGCACATCCACTTGCTCCAATTGCTAATGCTATCGAACAAGGTAATCAACAAATGACACAGGCACTAGGTCAAATTATGCAGACAATGAGTGAAAATCAGAATAGACCTAAACAAGTAATAAGAGGCGCAGACGGTCGCATTGTTGGCGTACAGTAATGGCTATAACCGTAAAGCATAAATTTGTAAGTGCTATCCCTGACGCTGGGGATACTACAATTGTTCAACCGTCTAACTGGAATGATAGTCACGATTTAGTCGGTACTGTTCCACCTGCGAATGGCGGTACTGGTGCTTCAACTCTTACAGGTTATGTTAAGGGTAATGGCACGTCAACAATGACGGCAAATGCAACCATTCCAAATACGGATATAACAGGTTTAGGAACGGCATCAACTAAAGACGCAGGTGTAGCAAATGGTGTAGCAACGCTAGACAATAGTGGAACTGTACCTATTAGCCAGTTACCTGCTGCTGTTATTGGTGCTTTAAGTTATCAAGGAACATGGAATGCATCTACTAATACCCCTACTCTTACTTCCTCTGTTGGTACTAAAGGTTATTATTATGTTGTCAATGTCGCTGGTTCTACTAATCTTAACGGCATTACTGATTGGCA